GTAGGCAGCATAGGAACATACGTGACACTAGCCGATTATTCTCAATATTTCAAGCTCAAAGGCATCGATTTAAAAGAAATATATGCCGATGCTTCGACAGAGAAGAATAAGATGCACCGCGATGCGATTAATGGAGATAACACAGAACTAAAAAAATTCATTAACAAATTCAACGATGCATTTTTAGAGCTCGTATCGACAAACCGAACCGATAAATTAAAATCGGAATCTTGGAAAACTGGTAAGATCTATTTTGCAAACGAAGCCAAAGATGTTGGTCTGATAGATGATATTGCCTCATTCGAGGAAGCCCTTTCGATGATGGAACCCTTAATTAATTAGCAATGAAATTCGTACAAGATGACAAGTACAAAGAGCTTGTAACAAAAGCCGCCCATTGGGACAATCTTCAGTCAAAAATGACTGAAGGAATGACAGTAGAAGAAGCATCTGCATTTACTCCTGAAGCTGCAGTAAAAGCAATTGAAGAAGCTACAAATGCTTTAGATACTGACGAAGCAGTTATTGATCTTAAAAATCAAGTTAAAACCTTGACTACTGAAAAAGAAACTTTAACAACTGAAAAACAGGCACTTACTACAAAAGTACAAGCGCTTGAGAAACAAGCAGGAAGTAGAGGAGCTGCAGCTATCACCGAAACCGAAGTAACAGAAACTCAAGAAAAAGGAGTTGCAAGCGCATCTAAATCGTTTGCCGAAAATCTTGATGCAGTTGAAAACGCCTTTAAATCAGTATTATAAAAATGGCAACAAATACAATTACCCTTGAATCGTTGGTTATCTTAGCAAAAAACTATCAAACCGACTTAAAATACCTTCCTTATCTTGTTTTAAGAGAGAGACTTGCCGCATTAGGCATCACTTTTTATCAGCAAGATGACAAAGAAGATAGCGTTATAACCTTCTTGCGTAAAAGAGGAATTTTAGCGCCGTATTCTAAAGATCAAACCATTTCTTACAAAGAAATTGGTAAGACAGTAGAATCTGTATTACGACTCGAAACCAGTTATGCTTCGCTTCAGGACGATATTAAATCGTATGAAGAAAAGAAAATTGTGCCAAGCAAAGGCTCAATTGCGAATAACAAAACCAAAGAGCATCCTTATCAAACCATGATAATGGCCGAAAAAATCAAAACCTATGGTGAAGATATTATGGACTGTTTGTTTCCTGGTGTTCGCAACAAAAATGGACATTCGCCTCTTGATGCTTTTGATGGATTTGATAAGAAGATAGATACTGCAATTGCAGCCGGACTCATATCTATTGAAAACGGAAACTTTTTTGATTGTGGTGATTTAAACGCCCCTACATCTGATGCTGACACCTCTGCTTTTGACCACCTTGTTGATTTCTTAAGGTATAATAAAAGACTAAGAGGTCCTGTTGATCTTCGTATTACCCCCGAAACGTTGAATAACGCTAAAGATGCTTGCGAAAACAAGTATTCGCATAGAGGCAATGATGTTGATTTCCTTGCAAAACTGAAAGATAAATCAGGGTTGCAAAACCTTTCAATCATTAGTGATGCATCGATGGGTGCAGGAGATCGTATTCACCTTTCGGTACCGGGTAATTTCGATTTCGGATTTAACAACCTGAGTGATACTGAATTTGTTCAGATTCGCAACCCATGGGAAAACCCTAATTTGATTCAATTCTGGATGCAAAGCGACCAAGGTACTCGTATTCGTTCGTTTCACGAAAAGGTATTCTTAATCAATGCAGGAACCAACACCGCAACTGAAATGAGCGGTGACTACGTGAGCTAAACCTTTAACCCAAACCCTGTGAGGTAGAATGATGCTTAATGCGCATTCTACCTCTTTAAAAAATTATAACGTGAAAAAATTAAAGCAAATTCTTTTTGTGCTATCAGCGTTAATTATAGCTTGTTATGCAGGAAACGCAATAGCATATGCAACGGGACTTGTAAAAATCAGCACTGTTGCTCCGTTCCTTTTTTCAGCTCTTTTATTTGGGGCTTCGTTTATCCCTCAAGTAAAGGGTGTTTTGTTCACAACCTTTACACCTCTGGTTTGGGATAACCCGGTTGACAATGCCGCAGGATGTGAGGTTATTGCCTACTATGCACCAACCTCCGATATTTTAACGTTTCCAACATTATCGTTGACAACAGGAGAATTAGTCGGCACATTGACACTGGTTGCAGGCAAAACATTTTTACCTATATACGGAGTGTCAGGATCGGTTAAAGTCGATTCTAAATTACAGGGAGAAGCCAAGACCAAAAGCTATAAGCCTACAGGATCATTGACTTATCCAAGCTGGGCTCGCAAAACAACCGATTTCGGGCGTATTGCGAAAAATGGCGATTTTGTTTTTGTCTTCATTGACAACAATGGCGATCGAAAAATTATAGGTTCGCCAACGCATCCTGCAGGAATAGATAAACTCGATTTTACGACAGGTGATAAAGGCACAAGTGGAACAACCATGCAGCTTGAGGTTTCGCAGGAAGTTTGTAATGCTCCTGCCGGCTATTATTCCGGCGCAATACCAATTTCGACAGGAACTTTACCCGCATTAACCTAATATATTATGCAAAAATTCAGGCTAAAAGGTCTTCGTTCGCCAGGGCAAGTAAATATTTACAATCCAGAAACGCAGAGATCTGAAAATATACAGTTAGAAAGTATTGATGACGATAGAGCTCAGAAATTATTCGATCAAGGGTGTCCATTTATTGAATTAGTTCCTGAAGCAAAAAAGCCATCTACGACAAAAGAGTAGTTTTTTGTAGTCGTTTAGTTAGTAGTTTGAAAAGCCAGGATAATACCTGGCTTTTTTTATAAAACTTAAAAAATGGATAAAAGAATATTTCACATAGCAACGATTCCTCAAAGAGAAGCCGCTTTGAAAGAAGTATTGGACTCTGTTATAAACCAAGCGGATGAAATTCATGTGTACATGAATGAATGGAGTCACACTCCTAATTATCTGAATAATAGCAAAATAAAGATTTACCGAAGCCAGCAGGAAAACGGCAATTTGGGCGATGTTGGTAAGTTTTATAATTGCGAAAATTGGGAACGCGGCTATCATTTTACCATAGACGATAAAATTGTATATCCGAAGAATCACGCAGAGCTTCAAATAAAGACAATTGAGCGACATAACAGGGAAGTGGTAGTAAGTTGTCACGGAAGACTAATGAAGCCAAAAACAACGAGCTATTACAACGATTGCGAGGCTTTTTACGGCGTATTGATGCAGCAGTGCAAAGATAAGTTTGCGCATGAGTTAGGTACCGGAGCGATGACTTTTCATACCGATACCGTGCCTTTTTTTGAGTTAGATATATTCCCATATATCAATATGACTGACATATACTTCTCAATGTTTCTGCAGCAAAATGAAATTCCGATACTAATAAGAGCTCACGATGCAGGTGATTTTACAATAGCAAAACAGCACGATGACCGATATTCTATACACAACTACTTGAATAAGAACGATGAATTTCAAACACAAGTAGTTAATACAATTGATTGGAAACTCAACACAAGCGAGTCCCCGAATCAGAATAATCAATAAATACTTTTATTAAACAAAACAATAAACGACCATGAAAAATGCAGTAAAAAATTGGCTGGCCAACCCAAATTCTGATTACGATGATGGCTTAGCATTATATCACAAAACAAAAAGAAATACCGAGTACGATAAATTTTTAGAATCGGGAAAAGGATCTCGACCTAAATCTTTACATCACAACATGCTCAGATCTCAATTAACTATACAACACAGATGGTTAGTTGATAGCATTGAAACTGAAGAAGTAAAAAAACCTGAACTCCCTCCTATTACTCACAAACCGATTGGTGCAACACCAACGCCTGGCATTGTAAGTACTACATTTAATCAGCATATAAACGTTGACTCGTTGCCAAAAGAATTACAAATAGTTTTTGAAAGCAACAAAGCCGGACAAGACGAGTTAAAAACATTACACGCCAATATGAAGCGTGCCGAGTCTGAGGAAAAACGCGCAATGTTTCGCAAAGAACTAATTAAAACGGAAGACTTTATCATTGCAGGTTGGAAGAAAATAAATGAATTTATCAAAAATCCTACGAACTGGAAACCCAAAACAGCTGAAGAAACCGACGCGTTGAATGTCTTGCGAATGAAACGACGTGCTGACAATCTCACCATATACATACCTCGCGACACAAGAAAACTTGAAAATATTGAGGATAAAGAAAGCACTAAGTACAAGGAACTTCAATCTAAAATTGAAGACATGAAAAAGGAGCTAGAACATTTGCGAATAACACTCAAAATAGATGAATAAATCATTAATTAATGAAATAGGCATTTTAAAACAATCGGAAAACAGACACTTTGTAACCGATGGTTCATGGAGTTTACACGAGCTTCTTGAATATGTTTTAAAACAGACCGGTAGCGCACATGTTCAAATATCTTCATTTGCGTTGAGCGAAGTTGCTATACGCAGCTTCGCTCAACTTATTGACGAACAAAAGATAATTACGCTTAATTGCTTATTTGATAAAAGTTGCAGACGAACAAAATTTGATCTACTTACTTATTGCGCATCAATATCAAACATACGGCTCTCAGAGAACCATATGAAGCTTATTTTAATCAAAAATAACAATTGGTCTGTTGCGATCAATTCAAGCGCCAATTTCACCCCTAATAAACGTACAGAAGCAGGTGTAATTACAAGCATTACTTCAGATTATAATTATTACGCTGATTGTTTTCAAGAGATCTTTTCAAAAGCCGTTGTTTACGAATATGATATATAATGAGGAACAGCTTAATACAATTAGAAAATGTGGCGAGCTTCTTTTACGACCTAATGAAGTCGGATATGTACTTGAGTTAGACATAAACCAAGTTGAATCGGACTTAAACAATAAACATACAAACGCACACATGATGTATATGAGGGGTAAAATGGAAACAAAAATGGTGTTGCGTGAAAACCTATTGAAGAATGCAAAACGAGGCTCTCCTTTAGCTGAACAAATCTTTAACGACTTAATAAAATGAACGATCGCGACCGTGGACGTTTGACGCTAGCCGAAAAAATCAACGCTCATCTCTTTAAAGGTGATAAAGATGTTGTCTTTACGCCTGAAGAATCGGTGTTGTATCAACGCTATTTTGATGTGTATTCGCAAATGTTAGAAAAGCCGTGGAACGAAGATAAGGAATGGATTAATTACCTCACTTCTCACTACGACATCGACCGATCGCAAGCTTATCGTGACCTAGCTAAAATAAAACTGCTATTATCTAACGTTAAATCGGCATCAAAAGAATTTGTTCGTTATATGGTTTTTGAAGCCTCAAAAAAAGCATTAAATGCTACTGAAGAACGAGGTGATTGGAAGAATTTCATTTTAGCAATTGACAAATTAGGCAAGTACTTCAGGCTAGATCAGAACGATCCTGAAGAAATTGACTGGAGCAAAGTATATGTACAGGAATGGAAGCCTGTTGTTAATATTCGTGAGGTAGAACCAAACTTTAAAGGACCTGAAGATCTGAATGGATGGCGTGAAAAAATGCGCAAAAAATATGGTCAGATTGATGATGCTAAAATTGTAGAGAATGAATAGCTCAGAAGTCAATAAGATATGGTTTAACAAGGCACAGATAATGCCTTGTTTTATTATAAACGCTAACATAAGCACAATTGTAGGCGCGCGTGGTATTGGGAAGAGCGAAGGCATTGATTGTAATATTTTGCTAAGGAATGTATTCAGTATGCCGCGCTCGATGGGCGGCTTAGTTACCCCCAGTTACACGAAGCTCCTTAAAAACACTTTGCCTGCAGTATGCGCCGGATTGTCGCGTTTAGGCTATCATCGCGACATTCATTATGTGATTGGGAAGAAACCCGATAAAAAGCTAAACTATGCAAAGCCTTACACTGAACCGTTTGATTACAGTGGTTGCATGTACTGGTTTAATGGTACTATTGTAAATTTCTTATCATTTGAGCGTGGAATGTCGGCTAACTCTATGTCGCTTGACTGGATTATGGGCTTTGAAGCTAAATTTATCAATCATACAAAACTAACAAATGAAGTAAAGCAAGCCAATCGTGGTAATGAAGGATTGTTTGATTGCCCTTGGCATCATTCAGAACATTACTCTACTGATATGCCAACCACTCAAGAAGGATCTTGGATCCTTAAATATGAGGAAATGATGGACAAAGAACTTATATCCTGCATTAAAGCAACTTACAATGAGATATATGAACTAAATGAGCGTTCAACAGGTAGCTTATATTTCACTGAGAAAATAAGGTCATTAGAAGAAGATCTTCAATTATTCAGGTCAAATGCTATATACTACGAAGAATTTGACGCATTTGAGAATGCCGAGAAATTAGGCGAGAAATACTTTGCCAACCTAAAGAGAACATTGCCGCCGTTAATATTCAGAACCTCAGTATTAAACCACCGATTAAAGAAAGTAGCAAACGGCTTTTATTCTTCACTTAATGAGTCTATTCACTATTACGAACCTAATAGTAATATATCTTATTTAGAATCACTTGATTACGACTTAGCACGAAGTAAAGAACAGGATTGCCAATGGGATGGTGATCTTATGCCAGATAAGCCATTAATGATTGCAAATGACTACAATGCAGCCATTAACACAATGGTAGTAGGGCAAACAGTAGGACGTGAATTAAGGACAGTTAACAGCTTCTTTGTCAAGACTCCTAAGAAACTTAAAGATGTATGCGAATCGTTCTGTAAGTATTACTTGCACTTCCCTAATAGAGATGTGATATATTACTATGATAGTACTGCTATTGCTGAAGACGCTCAAGAGGAAGATTCGTTTTGTGAGACAGTAAAGAAGGTTCTTACAACATTCGGATTTAATGTTGACATGAAGTATATAGGCAACCCAATGCGCCATGATGTTAAGCATGAGATCATTAACAAGTCATTAGCAGGAGATCCAGAATATTTATTCCCGACATTCAACAAGCACAACAACGAATATCTATTACTAGCCATGCAAACAACTGGTGTTAAGATAGATAGAAATGGATTTCAAAAAGATAAGAGTGCAGAGAAAGAAGAAGACACACCCGAAAAGCCTGATGAAACAAAGACACATATCACTGATGCCTGGGATACTTTGTGGGTAGGTGCCAATAAGTATCCTGCGAGCTCATACTTCATCCCTTTGTCAACGTATTAGTATCAAAAGAGGTATCGCACAGGCGATCCGCTATAGAGAGGCCTCTCGATTTTCGAGGGGCTTTTTTTGTACCCCATTTCATATAACAATAGGAAAAAAAGAGTGTAGCTACACTCTCAGGACAGGGCGGGGGCGGGGTCAACTCGCAGACAAAGGGAAATAATTTCCCCTTGACCTCATTTAAAAACCTGATACACAAAAAAATAATGCGTTTTTTGTTCGAAAACATGTAAAATAGCACTGTGTTTTTTTGGTTAACTCGCTGATATTTACTATATTTACGTATGATTTAAAGGGATTCGCACCCTCTTTATTTCTGAATTAATAACCTTAACTGTTTTATCAAAATGGAAAAAAAAGAAACTGCAGCCGCTCAGGTTGCTAATGGGGCAACAACACCCAAAGACGAAGCTAAAGGCAAAGTAATAACCCTGCCTAAAGACGTAAAAGAAAAATCAGAAATTGATATTTTACGCGAAAAGCTTCAAGCGGAACTCAACCGTTTAAATAGAAAATCAACGTTAGCGCAACAGCGTGTTAATTTCATTGAGACACGCGAGAAAATCAAAAGTTTTGCAGCAGAAGCAAAGAAGGAGGAAAAAGACGATTTCAATAATGAAAACGCTCGTTTAGTTCTTTCTGCAGGTCGTTACAGAAATGACAATGTAGTAAGTGTTTCTTCAAGTTTTGTTTTGCAACGGTTTTGCAATTTCATTGATAAGGAGATAGGCGATAAAATAACAAGCCTAGAAGCTGAATTGCTAGAGGATTAAAAACAACAAATCCCCAAAGCTTCGTTTCGCACCTGCTTTGGGGATTCCTTAACCGTTTCAAAATTGGATTTCGAAACTTTTACAAAGATATGAAAAATCAAGAATCTAAATATCAAGAAAATCGCGACAAATTAAAGCAGCTCTCTAAAGTCGCAAAGCAAGCAATTAAAGTTAACGGAGGGTACCAAAACGTAAACGATTACGTTATCCGTGAGTGTTATACAACACCCGAAAACACCGAGTTTAACACGTTTTTTCAATGGCGAGAAAAGGGCTTTAAAGTAAAAAAAGGAGAACACGCCTTTGTCATTTGGGGAGCGCCAATGAAGGCACAAAAAACGGAGCATAAAGAAAAACAGAACGATGACGAATTTAGCTTTTATCCGTTGTGCTATTTATTCAGCAACAAGCAAGTAGAACCTTTTAAAAACAACAAATGAGCGCCAAAACGCAACATGTTGTTAAAACGCCACAGGGCAAACAATACGTACCAGGCGTAAGAATAGCGGGCAAATATTTAACCGAATTGAATTTTAACATAAACGATGAAGTTCAGATTTTAACCGCTCCCGAATGTATAGTAATTACAAAGGTTGACGTTTTGCAGCGTATGCAGATTAAAAACCCAGCTCTTACAAACCTAATTGAGAAATTTGGTTTTGAACTTGAATAAAGCTTTAAGCCTCTTGTATTAGAGGCTTTTGGCGCGCTTAAAAAGGAGTAAATTATACAGTCATTACATTCCTGCCTCGTTCCTCGGTTGTGTCTAATCCTAAGACACCAATAATTTACATCTGTTTATTATTTCTTAAACATTCTATAACTATTCATGTTTCGAAAGATTTTTAGCTCCAAATGTTAAAAATACGTTTTAGCGTAAAATTTAACATTTAAAGCTTGCAAGGTAATACGCTTTAGCGTATCTTTGAGCTATTGAAACAGTTCAATACACCGAAGCCTTTACGGTTTGATAGAGGCAAAAAAAAATAAGATCATGAAAAATTCAGCATTACAAATCGCAAAACAAATCGTTAATGACAATCGTGAGTTCATATCTGGTAATATTGCAGATCACATGATTAACGAACTAGAAAACAATGAATTTAGTTTATATTCATTTATTACTGATGAAGAAATTGAAGACATTGAAAGTACAGACTTCATGCATGACGGTCGCTTATTACATAAAAAGTTAATTGAAGATTGTCAAAATATGTGGCGTAATAATTTCGATTACGACGTTGAAAATTTTGATTACAATAATTTCTAAAATAATAAACGCTGCGCTATCGGCATGACGGGCAAATGGATATGCAAGCACTCGACAACATTTCAACAGAAATCGCACTACTCGAAGCAGAGCGCGATTTTGGCAACATAACCGACAATCAAACAGAATTACTGAATGTGCTAAATTTCTGTTACGATTTAGTATCTCGTACAGCTTTGGCTCAAGCCGAGCAGGTAGAACAACCCGAAGAAATGAAGGAACCAGGGTTTGAAGATCAGTTTGTAAATCGCTACGGAATAGCGTCTAATTCGTTAGCCGATTTTGCTTTTTCTATTGTCGCGAAAAAAGGCGAAGTTTCGTTAAAAAAAATTCTGGACCAGCAACTTTTTGCAGCCAAGTACAACAACGTTACACAGCAAAAAATAGCTGAAGGAGTAGGCATTCGGCAGGCAACTATCAGCGATTTCATCACCGATAAAAAGTCGATGACAGCCGATAATATTGAGAAAATAATTAATTTCATTATCGCTAAATGTTAAAAATACGTTTTAGCGTAAAATTTAACATTTAAAGCTTGCAAGGTAATACGCTTTAGCGTATCTTTGAGCTATTGAAATACTTCAATACACCGAAGCCTTTACGGTTTGATAAAGGCAAAAAAAATTAAGATTATGAAAACAATATCAATTGAGACAGCTAAAGAATTTATTGCAAACGAAAGAATGACTTCTTTTACAGTTTCTTCTTTTGAAAAAAACGAAGTTAGAAATGCATTTTGTTCAATTCATTTCGATTATCAAAATGGCGGTGCAGGTGTGTCTTACACTATTAGCAAAAAAACATATAAGGCAATATGTGATTTCATCAAAGACGAAGTCCGTTTATTAAACAGCTATGCACACTCAATGAGCGATTTTATCCATAATAGTGATGATCGCAGTAAACAGATAGCTGCAGATTACGCTGTTAAATTCGAACAAAAATTGCTGTTAATCAACAAAATGAATTTAAAAGGAGTTTTAAAATCAGATGTTGAAAATGCAGTATCTCATTTCAATTATTTTAAAAAATAAATTTAACTAGCCCCGAGCAATCGGGGCTTTATCATTATAACCATGAGCAACTTTTCACCCGAAAAACCTTTATGTCCTCGATTTATAGCGCGACGAGTAATGCACGAAGGTGTTGCGTATGATTTTATAAGTCATACACAACACCCTCTTTTTGTTGCTAAAATAAAAGAGTCTGAGATAGACATTACCGATGAACACTTTATAACAGTTGATAAAATTGAGCTGAACAAAAAAACGGATCTGGAACTGGCAAAGATGATGGGGCAACTCGCCGATTTTATTGCCAAATGGCGAAGTTTTCAAAACGGAAAATCGAAAGATGTTCCGGAATAAAACTATTTCGCTGAATACAAAAAGAAAGCCTGGCATTAGCTAGGCTTTTCTTTTGTCCCCTACCTCTTATGCTGCACAGTTCACGAATTTATTTAGTTGCACAACGGCAAGTCAAAGGCGAATACGTGCCGTTTTCGCTTGAGTTTGTTAAAGAATCGGGCGAGATTGTAAATATTCAATCTTGCATATTTCAAAATGAATATAAGCCTAACAGGACAATGGACATCAAGCTTCCTGGCGGCGAAATTCGCACAATACGAACATCGACTATTATAAATTTCAACGGAGAGGAGGTATTTGTATGAATATTCAAATGATTACCTCTGATGGGCTTGCATACTGCTCAGGCAAACAGGCAGCCTTCATCATTAAAGCAAATGCTGAAGTTGTTGCCGATGCCGATAAAGAAACGCCTGATAATATTGAAATATCAGAAGATAAAGAACAGCATCAATTTGTAGCTTGGGGCAAAAACAATAAAAAACCAAATGAGCTTCAATCTAAAATAAAAGTCAGCGAAACGCTATCGGCTAATATCATGTTTAATGCTTACATGACCTATGGCGGAGGATTAAAGTTGATGAAAACAATTCAGGATCCGACAACGAAGAAAACAAAAAAAGTAGATGTTGCCCCTGGCGAATACTCCGAAATTGAAGCTTTTATAAAAAACAATAACATACCGCTTTATCTCCTTGAACAATGTGTTGATGTACATACTTATCATCATTCATATTGTGAGCTTGTTCTAAATATGGAAGCTCCTGAATCGCGCAAAGTACTTGAAATACATCACAAAGAGGCAATGTTTTCAAGAGTTAGTCCGATGAATGCCAACGGTGACATAGAGATGCATTTCTATTCTGCTAAATGGTATAAAGGATCTGTGGAAAAAAAATATTGCTCAGGAACTCCAATGCTTAAATCGTTCAACGCTTCGTTAGATCTTCAGCGAAGAATAGGCCGTGAACCCGACATTAAAGGGAAAAAGGTTGATGAAAAAAAATATAGTTATATCATTCCAATCTATTTTCCTTCCATTGGCGCTCGTGCCTATTATCCAGAATCACCATGGTACTCTGTGTTTTTAAGCGGCTGGTACGATTTGGCTGTTGCTATTCCTGAATTTAAAAAAGCGTTAATGAACAATCAAATGACGCTTAAATACATCATTGAAATTGATGCTAAATACTTTGAAGACCTTTTTAAAAGTGAAAACATCGTTGATCCTGAATTGAAGAAAGAACGAATACAGCGCGAATATGATATGATTCTGGAAACGTTAACCGGAACAGAAAACACAGGCAAAGCCGTATTCAGTACTTTTTTTGTTGACTTAAAAGGCACTGAACATCCTCGCATTAAAATCACGACTCTCGAAAACACAATGAAAGGCGGTGAATTTACCGAGGATACCAACATTGCAAACAGCATGCTTTGCTATGCGCAAAATGTACATCCTTCGTTAAATGGTGCCGCTCCTGGTGCAACTAAAAGTATTAACGGCACCGAAGCACGTGAGCTCTTTATAATGAAACAAGCTATGTTGAAGGCTTATCGAGATCTTATATTGCAACCTCTTGAAGTTATAAAAGTGATAAACAAATGGCCTGCCGAAGTAAGCTTTGAAATAGTAGATACTGAACTTACTACGTTAGATGCCGGAAAAGGCTCGCAAAAGGTGGCAGGCGGTGCCGTAATCTCTTAACTCATACAACTATGTTAGTCACATCTACCGACGATCTTAAGCAATACGTAAAGGCTAATTCAAGCTTAACTTTTAAAGCTGTTGAACCCTTTTTTATTGATGCAGAAAGCAAATATGTTCGCCCATGGCTTGGAGAACATCTCTATAAAAAATTAGACTCATACAAAACCACCACTTCAGTAGACGAGAGTTTGCGCGCGTTGTTGCCATATGCAGCGCGTGCATCTGCTCGTTTCACAGTCATGTTAGCATCGGCAAGCAACGACATTAATTTTGGTGAATCGGGCTTTACTACATCCTCAAGTACAACCTTAGCTCCGGCAAGTGCTCAACGTGTCGATCGGTTTAATTCATCTATCGAGCAGCTTGGATGGGATGCTATTGAACAGATGCTCAGATTTTTGGAACAAAACAAGGAGGCATATCCTGATTGGGTTGAATCAGAGGCATATACTTTATCATTTAAATCATTCATTAATTCAGCTGAAGTATTTAACAGTTACGTCAACGATTTAGGCAATTCACGCTTAACATTCAGTAAGTTACGTTCTGTTATGGACACAGTTGAAATGTTACAGGTAGAACCAGTAATTTCGCCCGAATTTGCTGAGGAATTACGAATACAGCTTAGAGAGGAATCTCTAACACAAACAAACAAAGCAGTTTACAAATTGATATGTGCAGCAGTCGCTAATCTCACATGGTACGAATATCATCTTCCTGACGACAGTAAGCAGTTTACAAGATTTGAAATAGCTGGTAAAAACTTCTTGGCCGCAGCTCGCAAAGTGCTCGACAAAAGCCCTGATAATTACCCTACTTACAAGGCAAGCTCAACATATATTACTGACAAAATCGGCATGCCTTCATTCGAAAACGACTCTTCTAAAAAAGCTTTTTTCTTTTATTGATATGCATAAACTAACTATCGACAAGTACACATTTCAGATACCGGGTAACTGGAATGAATTAACATACGAACAACTTCGCGTTGTTTTTATCGCACACAAACTCAACCCTTCGCCCGAATATGTGAAGCTTCAGTTATTGAAGGAAACAACAGGTATTGCCAAATTAAAATGGAAACGTCGTGTTCGCGACTTGATGTACATCTATCCGTTTCGATACAAATACAACGTGATATGGTTAGCTGCAGTAGATATTGCACATATAACATCGGCATTTAATTTTCTTTTTACCGATGAAGGTTTTTTCGCTCCTGGACTTACCAATATGCCTTTAACCGTGTTGCGATTCAAAAAAGCCTATTATGGTCCTGCAGCTGCATTTACCAACCTCACTTTTGGCGAATGGGTTGCTACTGAAACATTAATGGCTCGCTATGCCGAGACAAATGACGTTGAATACTTGCTTCGCTTTTTCGCTACACTATGGCGAACCTGCGATAAAGAAAACTGGCGCCAACCGTTGGCCGAAAACAGCGAAGATTTTTGGCAAGAATTTAAAAAACTTGAATCATGGAAAGCCCAATTAATATTGCATTGGTATGACTCGTGTTGTATTTTACTTCAAAATAAATTCTCTCTCATTTTTCCAAAACCCAATGAGGAAGAAAATAAAAAACCACAACGAGTAATAGCCGCTCAAGTTTTCGATTCATTTATGAATATTCTCGAAATGTTGGTAGATCACGACGTAACGAAAAAACCCGAAGTTCGCGCCCAGTTCCTTTACGACGCACTATACACATGGGAAGATTTGATTGTTCAGAATAAAAAAATGGAAGAACTTACAAACAAATGACAGATTTCAATCAATACGAATATTTGCAACAGCTTGCCGCCAAACACAAGCTAATACTTCATACACCCGAAACGCCACGTGTTCACACTATTTCGTCGGTTTTTAACCTCGAAGAATTTGAAGCACGAATGAACAATTGCGATGGTTTACAAGTACTATCTGTAAATCTAGACGATTATAGCGCGGTCGGTGAAAATGCTGATACTATTTCCGACAATATATTCAACACATTTTGGGTTGTAAAAAAGGCTATATCAGGTGATGTTGCTGATAAAAAAGCAACCCGAGAAGTGTGTAAATCAATCGCCAACAATTTCGTTGGCCGAATGCGAAAGCATCGACTAATGATGCAACAACGCGAATTAGAAAGAACCAGCTTAATGAATTTCGACCCGCTAACAGTTAACATAAGAGCGTATGAGCTTCCGATCGGCGACCAGTACATTGGTGTACAGGTTAATTATCGAATAATAACACCATCGGCAATGGTTGACACTCCTGAAGTATGGATGGATTAGATATTACCGTAAAAGCGTGGGCAGACATTGTCATTCAAAATTGGATTGACAAAATATACAAGATGCAAGTACTTAATACGCATACACTTGTGCGTGAATTAGCTCAGGACTTTGCACTTCATATTGTAAGCAATTCAAATGGGAACCCTGAATTTGTTGAGTTTGCATTTCGCTATTACGGACGTTTTGTAGACATGAATGTAGGTCGTGGAGCCGCTTTTGGCAGTAATACAAAACGAAAAAAGAAAGGATGGTATTCCGCTACTTTTTACGCTGAGCTTAACCAGCTTAGCAAAATTCTGGCCGAAAAATACGCTTTCAAAGGTTCATTTATCATTAGCAGTGGATGGTCTAATCCTATTAATATGGTTTCATTGGATGTTTTATAATTGGTTATTTTCTATTTGTGGAAAGCCTGCAGACTCCTGCAGGCTTTTTTTATATCTTTGCAGAACTAGAACTTCAATACATAATTTATGGTGAACTTATTCGAGTCACATATCAATGCTTTAGGGGCAGGAGTACGGGTGAAAGTCCCGGCACCTCGATGCCCCGCATTGAAGTTCTAGTACCACCTGCCCCTTTTACATATGAATCAAAAAACATTAAAAGAATTGCTCAATGAAGATATTGAGCATCTTAAAAATGGCACTCCCGAGCAAAAGGAGTATGCCGAATCTCATTTAAAAGAGTTCATATCTCTTGTGCTTTAAAAGCCTGCCTATCCGGTAGGCTTTTTTTGTCCCCTACCCTCAATGCTCGTAAGGTATTTTTGAACTACAGAACAAAATTTAAACCCTTAACAATCCAGAGCATGAAAGAAAGAATAGTTAAAAATTGGATCTCATCGGCTATCGGTATTGGCTTAATCGTTGGGGCATGTATTGCGCTATGGTTTGGCAAAGTCAACGTCGATGGATTACTTCTAATTATACCCGTTGGGGCTGGTTTTTTATTCAGCAAAGACAAACTCCCATTTTCCAAAACTGATGTTAAGTAGCGATTGGATTGCAGCGATTGGGCTCATTAGCTCAATCGGTTCCTTCTTTGCCGGAAAACGGCTTACAAAAGCTCAAGCTCAAAATACAGAACTTGATGCAACAGCCAAAGCGGTAAGAATATGGCGCGAATTAACCGAAGATCTGCGAAAAGAGGTTGACAAACTTAGAGTTGAAATTGACGAAATAACGCTGCAGTTTGAAGAAAAATGCCGCGCATGTAAGTACAAAAAAAAATACAAAGAAAATGGCGAAGGTTGAACTCGCTGCAGCTAAATCGCTGCTATGGGAAGGTGGTAAATCTGATGATAAGATAGATCGTGGAGGCCTTACAAAAATGGGCGTAACGCTTACTACTTGGAAACAATTCGGATACGATTTAGATGGTGATGGGGATATTGATTCGCGCGATTTAATGCTCATTACACGCGCTGATGCTATTCGCATTTACCAACATTTTTGGAAAAGGTGGGCAGCTGATAATATTGCAAATCAATCAATTGCCAATATTTTAGTTGATTGGGTTTGGTGTAGTGGCTCGTATGGAGTAAAAATTCCACAACGCATTTTAGGTCTTGAACAAGATGGTCTTGTAGGACCTATAACGCTAAAAGCTGTCAATTCAATTGATCCGGAAATGTTCTTTAACCTCATTAAAACCTCACGATTAAATTTTGTAGAGAAAATATGCAATGCGGATCCTTCGCAATACAAGTTTTTGAGTGGTTGGAAAAATCGTATAAACTCTTACACTTTTCAGAAATGAGAGCCTTTATTGTTAGTTTGATATTGTTGTGTTGTCTATCGTGCAGCACAACAAAACACATTGATAAACAGCTTGAAAAAGAATCGAAAACAATGAGTATCGATTCTACTGCTGCTCAAAAAGTAGAAACGAATACAACTATTAATCAGAATGACTCGTCGAAAACTGTAATTGAAGAAGAAACAATTACAGACTTCTCTGTTGTCAAAGATTCGGCAGGCATTAAGAGCCTACCTACAAAACAGATACATCGTAAAAAAACGACTAAAACAGAAACCAATTCGATAAAAAAGAGTGATAATATTATTGCTCAAACAAATGCTAACAAGCATACTGACATCAATTTAGACAAATCAAATACTACAATAACAAAGGATATAAAAACAACCAATTGGGTTAATAAATACACTATTAGCGCATTTATATTACTTATTGTAGGTGCCGCATTTTTTATCCGACTCAAATTCTTTTAAACCCTAGTTATGGATCTTAACACACTGCATGATAATGTATTAAGCAATATTGACGAAAAGATAAAAAAGAACAATGCGCGTAATATCACTGGTATTATATTAAATGGTGTTTTACGAAACATTACCTCATTCGTAGTATCTGCTCTCGGACTGTTTTATACAGCAAAAGATATTGATATAAAATTATCAGAAATAGAATTAACACCTGGTCCTGATGGCAAAAGTGCATATCAAGTTTGGTTAGATCAAGGTAATACTGGATCAGTTTCGGATTTCTTATACTCGTTAAAAGGCGAAAAAGGCGCAACAGGAGCTCAAGGAGAAATTGGTGCAACAGGAGCACAAGGCATACAAGGGATACAAGGCTTTACTGGTGCAACTGGTGCAACTGGCGCTGATGGTAAAAGTGCATATCAGCTTTGGATAGAACAAGGAAATTCTGGCTCTGTTTTAGTTTTTTTAAATTCACTTAAAGGTGAAATTGGCGCAACAGGTGCGCAAGGTCCAATTGGCGCAACTGGCGCAACAGGAGCTCAAGGGATACAAGGTATTCAAGGTGTAAAAGGTGATACTGGTGCCGATGGCAAAACAGCATATCAAATCTGGTTAGAAGCAGGAAACTCCGGAACAATTGCAAATTTCTTAAGCTCATTAAAAGGAGCAACAGGCGCAACTGGCGCTCAAGGCATACAAGGTATTCAAGGATTAAAAGGTGATACTGGTGCCGATGGTGTTTTAGGATTCCTTACCGGGTTATTAAATACAGCAGTGTCATTTGTATTAGCATTGCCAACAGATAGCTTGCTTCAGGGCATTTCTAAGATAAATGCTTCACTTCAATTTCTTAAGAATAATAAGCAAGACAACCTTGGTTACACCCCCGAAAACGTAGCTAACAAAAACACTGCAAATGGCTATGCCGGTCTCGATGCTACAGGAAAGGTTCCATCTACCTTACTACCCTCGTATGTCGATGATGTTCTTGAGTTTGCTACAAAATCGGCATTCCCGGCAACTGGCGAATCGGGGAAAATTTACACCGATTTAGCTACCGACAAGATATATCGTTGGTCGGGCTCTACATACGTGAATATAGCGGCGAGCCCCGGCTCTACCGCTGCTGTCACAGAAGACCCCTCTTTTCTTTACTTCACAACGAGTAGAGTTCTTAACACAATACTTTCAGGCTTATCTTTTGCAAGTAATTTAGCAATAACGGCAACCGATTCAATTATTGTAGCGTTTGGTAAGCTACAGGCGCAAATTACAGCCATTAAAACTACTGCCGATGCTGCAAAAGCCACAGCCGAAAATATCCAAGTAGGCGGGCGAAATTTGCTTTTAGGGACTGGAACAGCAAAGTCGCGATATGGGGAAGGATGGATGATCTGGGCTATTTCAAATAAAATGGTGACTGGTAGTTTTATTTTAAAATTCAAATACACTTGCTCGGTCGGGAATAGTATCGGAATTTCATTAGGCACGATAGAAGGCTTTGATGGAAGTTTTGAGTTAACGCCTACCTTACCCGCTGGTACGGATTTAATTTACACGGCGCAGGTTAATTTCACTCGCGATACTCAGACTCATTTTGTAATTTACTCAAGTCAGACCATAACTATTTCTGAATTAAAGCTCGAAAGTGGCAA